GTTAGGATATGCAGAAATCATCACGCTTTCTGAACCTGCATGAATGGACGCGGCCACATTTCCCAGAATGTCATCAAGATCATTGTCTTCTTGCAATAGCAGGATCGTTTCATTGGCGATTTTCGTCACCTCCCGCCGTTTCCACAAACCCGTGATGATTTCTGCATATCCTAACGAATTAATAATTGATACCGCCGCACCGGCCAGTCGAGCCAGATATGCCGAGCCTCCAACGTCTCTTAAAAGGGGGTCATCTTCCAGCATATGAAACAAGGTTACGGGCGACGGTGCATTACCAATGCTGACCTCCCTAAGTATTACCGTATAAATATTCTGGTGTGCAGGGTCTATAAAATGGAATGGTTTAAGTTGCTCTGTTATCGCCGCATTGTTTACCAATACCGCGCCAAGATATGCCTGTTCTGCATCTATATTATAATGTAACATAGCCGTGTCCTTTGGCTGGTCTCAAAAAAGGGATAGGGGCGAGCCGTGAGACTTGCGGCTTTTCGATCGCTAAATCTAGCCCCTAATAAAATATAACAAATTTTCAGGAGGCATTCAAGTATACGATATTCTCATACGGTTGAATATCGAGAAATTTTAAATCTCTAATTCTTCCTGTTGCAATTTTTCCGGTGCATCGATGAATAAATCCGGCTGGTCATACGCCGCCTGAATACGCTCACAGGCGATGTTAAAATATGTTTCATCCAATTCTATGCCGATGAATTTTCGCCCGAGTTTTGCGCATGCGACTCCTGTGGTGCCGCTGCCCATGAAGGGATCTAGGACTTGATCGTTTCTTTGTGTTGAGTTGGCAATCCATAACCGCATAAGCTCTATTGGCTTTTCAGTTGGGTGCGTGCTTTCGTCGCGCTGAAAAATTGATACTAAGTTTTTTGACGCGGGATCACTAATTGTGAAAGCCTTGCCTTTATACATAAATAAACAAAATTCTGTTATATTCTGATAGTATTTATTTGGTAGAGCTGTTTTTTTATCCCAAACAAGAACTGTGTGTAATTTAAATCCTGCGCCCTCAAGTGCCGTCTGCATATCTTTGATATTGCGACCATTAGTCATAAAATATGCTTGGCATTTGTCAGAAAGAGCTGAGAAAACCAATTGCGCCCAGTCATCAAAGCCCATGTCACACTTTACAATATCGCCCTGATTTCCATAATCTTTAAGCCATCCCCCAAAGCCACCTTCGAGCTGCAGATTAGATGCAAACCCCCCCTTGGACACCAAGTAAGGCGGGTCAGTCACCACCGCATCAACTTTGTCCAAAGTTTGCATAATTTCCAGACAATCCCCATGGTATAGGGTCGCGTTTCCGATGATTACTTTTTTCACGCCTCCGCCCCGTTCAATCATTACACCCGTCCAATAGCAGAGTTGAAATCACCCATGACCTGATACTCATAATCCGCCGCGATTTCAGTTCTGAACGGCTCAAAATCGTTTGAAATGGCAAAATCCAGATCACTTACATTATCACTTAATCCGTCCAAAAATTCTTGATAAGAGGCATCTACCCCGTCAATCTCACAGCCCTTCATGGCTTTACGAACAGCATCTTCCAGAGCCTTAATGGCCTTTTTTACATCACTATATCCAGCCTCATCATTGTCAAGCTGGCTTTCTATTTCACAAAGATTTGTCATTTTGTCACCTCATTTTCTTTAAACCATTTTTCATCTTCTGCGTCTTGCTCATCGCGTTCAATTTGCTTTTCCAATTCAACAAAGGCTGTCCTCTTTATTAGTTTAGCGATTGAGACAGTTTCAAATTGAAAGCGTCCCGGCAATTTTATTGTTGCTGAAAAATGATCCATTTCTGTATACCAACACTTGTCATCCGGGCCGACCGCATCAATTCCTTCCGCAAGAACCATCTCATCACCGTTTTTTTCAAAGATTGCCTTAATTTCAAAACCAACCCCAAACAAGGGGTAAACAAATTCTATTTCGTATCTCATTTCAGTCTCCTTTTTTTTGTTTCTGTACGTTCAGCCTATAGCAATTCACGGCCCTGTCAAATTAAATCATGTTTTTTTCTTGAAAAAGTCAATTTTAATTTGACATATTATTTGAAAAAGTTCATAACTAATTATCAAATTAATATAACAATAGGTGAAAAATGTTAAAAGTTGCTATCAGACGAACCGGATTGTCGATGCGTGAATTTTCAGAAGAACAAGGGCTGAACTATAGCTATATGTCTTCTATTGTTTCCGGCGCGTTCCGGCCAAGTATGGACCTCGCTGTTCGGCTGGGTAAACGGTTAAATCTTGATCCTATGGAAATTCGGAATTACCGGGATTCATTAAAATAATGTCTCAAACTTGGGCGGTGGTCTTCTACAGTTGGCTGCCGCCTCTTTTTTTAAGGATAATTGAATGAGAGTTCATATCAAATTTCCCAAAAGCCCCACCTTCGTAGCTCATGCTAGGAGGCCGGGCCACAGAAACTGGGAAATAGTAGGAAAGTTTCGAAAGAGCAAGGATGCTGCGGCTAAAGATATGTTGCGGGCTTTTCTGACTGGTGATTATAAGAGGGCTATCGTGGCCCTGTACGAACCTTACTACGATCCTGTTAAACTTATGGAGATATATAAATGAGCAGAAAAAATATAACTATTAGACATAGCCTTGCTGACTATGACGGTATGACATTAAAAAAAATTATCGAAAAACTTCGGAAGGCCGGCGTTCCTGATGATGCAGTATTTGAATCAGATAGATATGGTGATTGTGATGAAGGGTGTCATTTCGAATTTTCCAGACTGGAGACAGATAAAGACGTTCGACAGCGTAAAAATACAGAGAAATGGTATGAGCGGCAAGAACGTGAAGAGCTTAAATATTTAAAGGAGAAGTACGGTGAATAAACCTATGATGAGCGACCTTGAAAAAGCCATTTCTTTAGCAATCCGTGAAGAAAGACAATCCCTGAAAAGATATGACGGAACAAGCGGTGCTGATAGGATAGCTTGTGCAATAACCAATATGCTCATCAAGAATCATATGCTCTGTGGGCCAGTTAGTGACCAGCATTGGAAATCAAAGGGGGTAAAATGACTGAGGCAGAACTGCAAAAACAGATTGTTCAATGGTGCCACCTCAAATTGCGTGATGGTGTAATATTCTGGGCAACCTTGAATGAGCGAAAAGTCACGGCACGGAAAATGGTAGAACTTAAAAGAATGGGTCTTCTCCCCGGCATGGCTGATCTAATTTTTCTGTGGTGCGTTGATTGTCGGCCTCAAATCTTTTTTGTCGAACTGAAGAAGGCTACCACCTATAAAAAAGGTATCAGAAAAAGGCATATCATTGATAACCGCGCAGGGAAACAATCACCCGTGCAGGAATATTTTGAGGAGTCTGTACTTTTAGCCGGGGCGGATTATCGGGTAATTGACAATCTTGATGATTTTATCCGACTGGCTGAAAAAATGAGAATAGTGAAATGAGCAATCTCAAAGCAATAAAGTCCGGTCATTTTTCCATGATCCCCCCGGACCAGATGATGATTATAATCAACAAAATAAACAAAATTGGAGAGAAAATGAGTGCTGATAGTAAAATGAAGAACCGTGTTATCAGGGAAAAGATTCTTGAACTCTGTGCAAACCATACAGCGATAGAAATAGCCGAAATCCTCGGATGTAGTCCCTGCCACGTACGAGTGGTTGCGTCCCGATCGGGCGTTGAATACCGCCCCTGCCTTGCATCCGTTAGAGCGAAACATACTTTAGCTGAAGTTCTTAGGCTTGCCCGCACCTACAAAACAACGTCAGAAATAGCGGAAACTCTGGGAATCTCAAGGTGTACCGTTAGGGCAATATGCAGAAAGCGTGGCGTTGTTATTTCGCTACCACAAAGGGGTGGGCCTAAGAAGAAACTGAAAAAACAACAACCATCCAAGAAAACGCCCAAGAACTATCCGGTGAATTATGGAGAAACCACCTGCATGGAACTCCGCAAAGCCGGTTACATTCCTGTTCACGCAGAATTTGTTACAAAAACCCATGACAGCATCCGGCTAACTGGGCGGTTTATCGTGGGGGCGTTGATTATTGAAACGCTGGATGCGCTTAAAGATTTTGCGGCGGAATTGAAAAGATGAATTACAGTCAATTTCCCATGTATAAAGTTTGGAGTTTTCTACACATATCGATGATTCGGGCCGGGTAATGTTCTGGCACTATCCAGATGGCTTAGTATGCGACATCCCCGACCCGCCCACCGTAGCGGACCTCTTTGCCCTAGTGGGCGGTTAATAAGGCGGATGGGGAGAGATTCGAACTCTCAAGAGCAATTATGCGGCACCATATATTTATGGCAGGATCACCAATTCCAAGCCCATCCACGGGCGTTTAAAAAGTTTTATTGTTTAAGTAACTGTTTGGCTAATCTGTCATACAAAACAACATTGACCGTAGCCGCCAAATTCATGCACCTGTTCGTGGGAATATAGATAGTATCCCGACACCAAGAGGTAACAGGTTTCCCTAATGTTCCATCTTCAGGCCCAAAAATATAAAACGCTCTCTCAGGGTGTTCATAATCTTGTAAAGGCGTTGCCCCTTCGATAAGATCAACAGCGACAGGAACGCAATCATGAGGGATAACAGATTTTAAATTATCCACTTTTAATAAAGGCATGTGCCTAAATTGGGCCATTGTGTCGGCAGAATGTTTATCATATCTATTCCCAGTGATAGCCATCATTGCAGCCTCGTAGCAACCACAGGCTCTTAATGCGCTTCCAATATTATTCATATCTTTAGGGTGGTGTAACCCAATTGCTGAATAACCTCTCATTCTCATTCTCTTATCTCCCTGCCCATCTCCGGGCGTTTTAATATTTCAAATTAGTTATTGACTTCGTTATAGCATTGTCATAATATGAAGTCAATTCAAAATTACAAATTATGGAAAATAAATATGGAACATAAAATAGGATATATTCAAAGAAAGTCTGGAACACTAACCCCGACCAAGCAAGAGCAGGAGCTTCTGGCCCATGGCGTTCTTAAGGACAATATCCATAGCACCTTAGAGGGAATAACGCGGCAAGGCGAGTTCCGTAAACCAGATGACATCCTAGTCGTTTGGGATTTATCTGTCATTGGGAAAAGAGACATTGATGCTGTTTGTGTAAATATTGCCCTTGGCGGATCAAAGGGTATTTATAGTCTTAAAGATAAAAGGACATACAGGGTTTCAAATCCTGCTACTCAGGATCGTGCCGACATGATGGCTGCTCTTAATGGTGCCGAATATAAAGACCGCTCAAGGGCGGCTAAAGGTAAAGCAGGGAGGCCATTGGCCCTTTCTCCTGATCAGGTATCTAGAGCAAAAACTTTAAAGGCCGATGACGTTCATATTGATGACATTGCAGATAAGATTGGGGTCAGCAGTTCCACAATTCGGAGGGCTTTATAATGAGTGAATGCGAGAAATATTACCACCTTTTTGGCAACAATTACGAGTCAGCAGACATCGGTATTCGCGTGTGCAAACATGACCACGAAGGCGGCACTTGTGTATATAAGACAATTAGCGGTGACAACCTTTTAAGGTTAATTGAGGAATATAGCGCAGCCGTTGCGACATTGACCTGTAGACTAGATCAATTAAAGTGCGCTCATTCGGATATGGCAGAGTTATATAGAAAATCTCAAATTGAATTGGAAAAATTAAAATGAGCATACTTGACACATTATTTGATCAACCAGATATGCAATGTACTATTTGCGAGAAATCTACACTAAGAAACTGTGATTGTTGGACAAAATGTTCTTGTGGCTGGTCGTTTGAAAAAGGAACTAATTGTCGTAATCCAAAATGTGGCGGCGATCCAAATGGAGTGCAAAGATTAATTATGACAGGAAGTGGAAAACTAAGATGAGCGTACAAGCGGTTATAATGATCATGGCCTTAATATTTTACCTAGTAGGATTTTTGTCAAAAAAATCAGATAATATTTATTACTATTGCGGGGCGGGGGCGGGATTGGTTGTAGCCTCCTTGATTATACATATTGGGAGTTTTTAAATGAGCGATCATGTCGAATATGGAACCCGGGCTTTTTCTATTTTTTTGCAGGGCCAAATAGATTTTACATTAGAGGTCACTGTCGAAGATGGTTACATGCTTTATGGCCCTCACCTTAATTCTGAGGATTTAGATGTATGGGTCAGAGGCTGGAATTTTGCACAAGATAAGGAGCAACGAAGATGAGCAAAAAACAAATTGCTTGGGCGATGGTCGATCAGAACGGTTACATTTATCCACATTACATCCGGTGCTTAAAAAAAGAAGTTATTCAGGCATTGGACGAGCATGGGACCGGTTGGAAATTCTTAAACTCCATTGGAAGAACTATTGTGAAAATCGAATTGGGACAAACGAGCGTTCGACAAGGCCCAACATGGCTATTTTTTAGAGAGTTTGGGAAATCAAAAGAGTTGCACTTCTATCCTGTTTGCTGCCACAATTCGAGGGGTCGAACAGATGAAGAAGTGTTAATGGCAAATATTGAACTTAATCCCGGCACGGTAAAAGTTGAAGACATTGAAGGTAATGTTTTATGGGAAAGGACAGCACACTAATGAGCGATATACCTATATTAACAGACAAAGAATATAAAACCGAATACGGCCTGAACATTAAATACGCCATAGGTGTTGTTGATGGGTGTATTGAAATTGATGAGGAAGTCAAGGATATGCAGAGGGAATATGTCTTAAGCACAACTCGGTATATAGCAAACACCCGTGAAAAATTAATCAAGTCTGCCCTAATACAACTAGGCTGGACACCACCAAAGGATCAAAACTAATGAGCGACTTTAAGAGTACCCGACAGATGATTGAAGACATTGAGATCAGTCTAGAGTTTCTTGATGTGGCACACCTTGAGGGTGACCCAGAAAGAGAAATACGGGTTCGGTTTGATGCTGTAAAATCAGACCTCGCCAAATTGAAGGAGTTGCACAAATGAGCATGGAATTTATAAAGCAAGTCATCAATCTTTGGCGGATGCAGAAAAATCCTACTGCTTATGAAAAAGGTATTTTATGTCACTTAAAAGCCGCCCCGTCTGTTCGGGATAAGGTTAACCGATTTCATCAAGCTACATTTGATAAATATAACTCAGGAAAAAGGGATAAAATAAATGCAACATGAAAAATATGACGAACATTGGGAAGACGATTTACACGCCGCACGGGGGGTCTTTGGCTATCCTTTGATCATTGGGTGCATGTTGACCGCTTTGATGGTTATAGCGGCTTCATATCTCCTTGATAGGTTATTTTGATTGCGCCGATAAATCATTGTTTCACCAGATTTAATTGTGGCTGGATCAAGGCACTCTCATAGAGATCAATCAAGGCCGCCATTTCATCAAGATCATGGGGGTCCATCTTGCGCCGGGCAATAATCTTGCGGAGAATTTTCACATCAAATCCTTCCGCTTTGGCCTCAGAATAAACCTCCTTAATATCATAGGTCAGAGTTTGTTTTTCTTCTGCTAGTCTTTCGATCCGTTCCACGAGTGAGCGGATTCTGTCGCTGGATATATGGGATGCGTCTGTCATAATATTCCTTTTTCCGTTTGATTAATTCATCGGTTTTTAGCTTAAGCAATTCCAAAGTTTCCGGCCTCATGGCTAAAGTCTTGCCCTTAAAGCCCCTTGAAATTGCCCCTTCAGTAATGCCTGAGTGCCGTGACAGATCGGCAAACGATAATTGACAGCCGACAAGTTTCTGTTTCAGTTTGATTAATATATTTTGCGTTTCCGTCATGGTGTTCTTTCTTAAAATATTTTCTGGCCCGTACAATATAGGAAAGAAATTTATTTAAGTCAAGGCAAGTTTCTTATTGACAAAATGCAAGTATCTTGTTACAGTTCAAGCCAAGGGAACGGAAAATCCCTCATTTTAAAGGATAAGATATGATAGCACAAAATATAAAATACTATCACGATGTCGTACAGGGTACGGATGAATGGCTGAGGCTTAAACATGGCGTATTATCGGCCAGCACATTGAAGAATGTCATAACACCGAAGAAGCTGGAACTTTCAACAGCCGCTAATGCCAGACTTTTTTATGATGATATTTTGTCGCAACGGATAGATGAAACAATTCAGCACAATTATATGTCATATGACATGATGAGGGGGCATGAAGACGAACCATATGCGGTTCAACAATATGCCAGAGAGTATAATCGTGAAACCAAATATTGCGGGTTTATCATCAATAATAAATTGGGCTTTCCCCTTGGATATTCCCCGGATGCCTTGGTTGGTGATGATGGCTTATTGGAAGTCAAATCAAGGGTTCCCAAATACCAGATAAAAACAATCATGGATCATATCGCGGGCCGGACCACTGAAATTATCCCGAGCGAATACATGATGCAGTTACAGGCTGGTTTATTTGTCTCGGGTCGAAAGTGGATTGATTTTATAAGCTTTTGCAACGGCAACCAAATGGTGACGATTCGTGTTGAACCAGACCCGAAAATTCAAGAAGCTATCGAGAAAGCCGCCATTGGTTTTGAAAAGGTTCTTCAGGAAAATATGGCAAAATATGAAGCAGCCGTGGCAAACGATCCGCGCTTAACGCTAACACCCCGAAGAATTATAGAAACGGACATGATAACATGAGCAGTGAAGCGAGCCAGTGGAAAAATACACCACAAGACCACCATAAAAGCTTTTATGAAAAAACCGACACAGGAAGAGTCACAAAGAAAGGAGTCCCAATTATGGAGAAACACCTTATCAAGGTTTGGGCGTTCACGGTGTCAGCATGTAATCGTGTGATTGTGTCTTATTGGATACCAGATCAAGATAGATGGAGCGGGTATATGAAAGAAACCCCGCCCGTTCTATTTTGTGACGCACCAACTTTACCGAAGGGACTAAACGAATGAACAACAATATTGATATGTCAAAAACAATCGCGCCTAAAAGCGATCAGATGAATTATGATGATTTCTTAGTTGGCGACAAAACCATAACAATTACAGGTGTCAAAAGCACTGGCAATGTGAATGACCAGCAACCCGTCAGTATTCACTATCAGGGGGACGCAGGGAAGCCATTTAAGCCTTGTAAATCAATGCGGCGGGTCATGGTCAAGGTGTGGGGCAGTGAGGGTTCTGAGTACGCCGGAAAATCAATGACCTTGTTTGGCGATCCAAATGTTATTTTTGGCGGCCAAAAGGTGGGCGGCATTCGGATCAGCCACATGTCCCATATTGACAAGGACATTAACGTTCCTTTGACCGCCTCAAAAACAAAGCGGATGCTTTACACGGTCAAACCATTGAAAGTTGATATGGTTGATGTTGAAGATAATTATCCGGAACTTTACAAACGTGCTCAGGATCAGGCAAGCCAAGGTTTAACGGCATATCAAGATTTCTATATGTCTTTGAACGGTGACGACAAGGCCCGGTTGAATGAGAAGAATGATCATACCGAGTTTAAAACGATAGCCACTGGAATTGATGATCAGGAGCCACAAACCAGCGATTTTCCCGGAGACGATAATTATAAACCGGAATAGGCACGGTTCTTATCCGCCGTGCCGGGGAAGCGGGTTTTTCCTCCCCAGTGTCCGCTTCCCCACCCCTTTAATTTGATAGGAATAGACCATGATAATTAGCAAAATGATGAGGCTTCATAGGGCCACCAGCGACAAAGACCAGAAGGCAATTGCCATGGACATCGGGATTCCGGCCAAGACACTTTCACGGTTGGAAGGAGGGAAAAGCATTGATCAATCAGCTACAATCAAAGTCATAGCTTGGCTGTTTGGAGACGGAGCAGATGAGGACGAAAAACTATGAAACAGACCAAAAAACAATCATTGATTGAATCTATGACCAATACAGGATTTGCGTTTTGTATCAGCCTCATTGCAGCATGGCTGATTTTCCCATTATATTATCCAGATAATTCTTTTCGGGATACGCTCGAAATAACTTTGATTTTCACAGCGGTCAGCATTTTAAGAGGTTATCTTATCCGGCGATTTTTTAACATGAAGCAACTCACCCCGCGACAATTTGCCCGGTGCATACATGGCTGCGAGTGGGAAAATTGCCCTGAGTGTCGGCATTGAAAGTATTATCATATAAGGAGAAATTAAATGCCCAAGATAGATAGATGTAATAAAGTGACATATGCCATTAATTCGACTTCAATTTGCAGGAAGCCTCGTATGAAGTTTAAAAACGGTACCATCGGGTGCTATCAACATAACCGTAAACAATTCCATCGCAAACCTGATGATGGTGATTTTTTTTTATTCAGAAAAATATGGTTATGACATCCATTAAAACGTGTTGCTCAATATTATTTCCGAGCAACCTTTTTGACTTTCTCAACGGTGCGCAATCCCGCAACACCCAAAATCGCCATCAATATTGTTGAGAGGCCAGCGGTGTCAATATCGGGCAAAGGTATATCATTTCCTGTCAAAATAACAACCCACTGAACAACGGGCTGTATGATATATTGCATTGCTAGACCAAGAACACCTATCCAACCTACCGCCGGTCGCCATCCTGATACAAATATGCTCGGATGCTTGGCTTCTTCAGCGTTGACCTCAAGCTGCGCCATATTCGCATTGTGAATGACCATAGATATGTCGTGAGCCATACGTTCACGCTCACCTTTGTCTGACACAAAGCCACCGATAACTTTGTCCACTGCTTTGAATATCCCGCCTATCAATGGTATGCCCATGTTAAAATTCCCTGTATCGTTTACCGTCAAAAATCAGCGATTGGTGTCTGTTATTCCCGTCAATTAGGCTCACATGGGCCCAACCGCTATACGGCACTGCGGGACTGTGGAATTCCAGAATTAATTGATCAAATATCAGATTATCTTTAATCCACTGCGCAAGGCTGGCGTTAGCTATGCCTGGAACCTCAAAATCAACAGCTTCTCCTTTAACATGTTGCGAGGTTGAACCTGATCCCGCCAATTTATTCACAGCCGGGCTACGATAGCCACTGGAAGGGCTGAAAGGAATACCATAGTGTGATCGTACCGGCTCAAGAATTTCCATCGACAGCCGCTTTAATCTGACAATATCACTTGGTTCCGGCAAATTATCAATACCGTGACGCACGGCCAACGCGCTATGTGTCAATTCTCTCAGCGTGAAATGAGGTGAAAGCTTAATCATCTATCTGCCTTCCTCTCGGTAAAGTTTATCAGTGAATCTGTCTAGTTTTGTGTCAATTTTCTGGAACATCTCTTTCGAGTGTGCCTGTGAATATTCAACAATCGTTAATCTTTTATCCACTGAATTTGCCCATCCCAAAAGAGAAAAGGCAATCACCGCTGTAGTCAAAATATGGCCGTATGAAATTTCTTTTTTAATGTGCCAACCGTCCGCTTTTCTGCGTTCTTCCATGATATTTATCCTAAAAAATATGCTAATCCAAAACTTAAAATTGCTGGCGTAATCCAGTCAAGCCATTCCATACCAGCCGCGCCTTTATTGCGTAATTCCATTTCTTTTTCTTCACGGCCCATGAAATACCCCGCCACCAGTGTTGCGCCAAATAATTCCAGATCAACCAAGCTAAAAGCCAGCACTATTAATATACCTAAAATTGCATGGTGGAATCCCAACGCCGCAAACCAACCTTTTGACCATTTAATTAATCCCATTATTCAACCTCCTGTAAAATTTTCTGCCGGTGATCCCCAATAATTAACCAGCGCGTCCATTTTTTCAATTCTATTTTTCTGTTTGATTGTCATCACACAGCATTCTTCAATTATTTTTGTCACTAAATCTGTCAGATTTATATCTGCCATCTGCTCAAGCGTGACGGTATGGTTCACTGAGCAGATGTAACAGGTGCCATTTGCCTTTTTTATAGCCATTCCTTGCCCATCACAGACAGAACCTGTTATCAATAATGAAATTGCTTGGGGATTCGAAATTAGACCGCCCCTGTGAACATCCTGCCGGATCATTCTGACTTTAACCAACGATCCGTCATGCTCAAACACACGATCCGTGTAATTTATGTTTGGAAATTCCGCTCTATTTTTTTCAATCATGGCACCTCTCCCGGTCCTTCAAATATTGGGAAGCCTGTACCCCCCGATACACCCCCACCAGATGATCCACTTGTTGGGGGTGCTGCTAAAGCTGGCGTTACAATAGAGCCTGCAAAATGCCGCCCGTTGTCAGCAGATAATTCCCGAATTTGTGTTGTTGCAATATATGTCACATTGCCGCCCTCAAAAACTGCGTCATCGGCATATATATAATGTAATTGATTGGTTTGCAAACCCGTGACTGAACCGGCACCAATAAACCGTTGTCCAAATCCACCAATTAAAGTATGTGCCGCAATATTGATTGTTGCCACACCCCCGGATTCGCTGGCTGTCAAATAAAATAGGCTTGTCGGATCAGTTGATACTAATGCCCCGGCCACGTTTAAGGCTGGCAAATTCCTTTGGTCATTATGCTTTTCATTTTTGACAGACGTAGCCACAGAGAAAACGGGCTGTTCATCAACGGTCGCTTGCCAGCCAAATATTGAATCGTCTTCTTCAAGCAATGTTTCCTGAATAACAAACCCCACATTGCCCTGATTATCCTTAGCAAATTTGATTGCCCATTCCTGCACGATATATTTTTCATTGGTGATATTAAACGGCGCATAAGTGAAATTCACCGTGTCCATGACCTGATCTTGAAGACCGATTGCGTTAAGTGTCAAATCAAGCTGACGCTGGAATCTGTTACGGAATAGAAAAATCTTTGAGATTCTCTGGGCGCGAACGGCGTTTGTGGTCATTGGTAAGTCAAGCTGTAACCATTGTTCGTTTCCCCCATCCTCAGTGACGAAAGAAGATGGCTGTAGAGGCGTATAATCTCTTATCTGGAAGTCCTCATCCTCAGAAGCAAATACACCCCTCACGCCATTGGATTTAGAGGCTAAACTATTTTGCGCCCTGAAACTGATCCCGCCAACTATATCGTCTGTTGTTCGGGACTTGATAGCTGCCCGTGGCGCACCAGCATATACCCGCCACTTGCCCGATTGTGGGGCAACGGTCCCTGCCATTGAACTTGCCAGCATATTGAGATTTTCCCTGTGGTCATTCTGCGGATCAATGATCCCATCACAGGTGTATCGTGTTTGCGTCTGTAATAATGTTGCGTCAAATCCCGTATCAAACCCACTATCAAAACCGGCGGCTTTCACAGGTATTTGTTCATCACAGATATTTGCTTCGGCGATAATATTCGGCCAGTCGATTCGGGTTTCGGCAAAGCCCATTCCGCCGATTAATGTTCCGTCATATGCGCCTGCTGTATTATTGATCCTGACACCACGTAAATAATCGACAATACATAGCACAGGATTATTCGAAAATTCCCAAGTTGTCGGGTTTTCCCTGCGGTGCGTTCCGGATCCGCCGTTGGTGCTATCTTTACGGGGATCATAAATCTTCCGGCCCTTAATAATCTGCACAGGATTTTGAAAACCCTGTTTGAATTTTTCGGGATCAAAGGTCAGTTTAAAATGATAATAGGCAATTCCGCGCAAGCGGTGTGCAGCCGTCCATTTTGCTGAATTGGCATCCAGATTGGTGTCGACTGTCTGACCATCGGTTCCCAGATGCGTAAATCTTTGCATGACCCCGGCGAATGTGCCGGTAGCATTGTCCCCGGAAAATGGAACTTCCACACCGCCGAATGTGAGTTTTTCAAACGATTCAATTTCATGCCCGGCAACAGCAATAATTAGAGACATGAATTTATTATTTGTGCCGTATGCTTCACGATAAACTAATGAGCCGGACGTGGCTGCCGTACCATAAACAATCTGCCTTGTGGCTGCCGTATCAATTCTAAGCTGAAGATTTACACCTTGTTGATTTGTCAGATTTCCCGCCTGGGGCTTTGGGGAAAGCAACGCGGACGCGGAACTCAGGCCCACAACAATGCCGGCCTTGATCAAAAAAGGATTGCCTGTCAAAACTCCGACTGTGATCAGCACCGCGCTTGCAATAAATCCCCCGACTTTTTTGACAAACTTACCCAATTTTAAAGACTTTCATAAGTTTTAATGTGGGATATTCGATTAATCCTTGGGGCTCCACAAAAACAGATTGTTGACCAAGGCACATGCCAATGACAGGTCCGTCTTCCCGAACGGTATAAACAACATCGCCACGCATAGCATTGTGGATTGGCAGGGCAGTACCAAGAACGTCTTTGAGGGCATCCAGCAGATTACGCTGCCCATAGGCTTTAATGGCCTTCAAGGCACCCATTTTGGTACGGTACTGTTCAAACGCTTCAGTAACAGGATTGTGACCAGTGATTGCCTCCACAGCCTCACCGCACATCTGGCAGCAATCCCATGATCCCCACTGGAAAGGTTTGCTTCGGATGCCATCAATGAATTTAATGAAATCAATTTCCCATGTGGACGTTCTTTTCATCAGAATACCTCTGTTCTTCTGCCTCGACCACCACCGCTACCGCGCCCAATCGTTGTGACATCGCCTGAATTACCCCAAATAATTTGATCATCCAGATCAGTAACGAACTGAAGCCCCAGATCACCGGGGAAAATGTTTTGTTGGGCATCATTGGTTAACCTAACGAAATTACTTCTGCCCAATAAAGCCGTTTCGGTCACAAGATCAATGGTGATTCCACCACTATCACCATCAACACTCAACTGAACCTGATCAATAAACCCAACCGCAAGAATAACCGTGCCAAGAACAACGCGATTATCATCAAAAAATACAATTAAAAATTCAAATGGCCGGAATGTTGTGTCCTGCGTGGTCATTTCAGTCACAAGTTCGGGCATTAATCCCGTCATGACATGGGACAGGGTGGCCTTGAGAACCACATCGGTTAAATCCGTGACCTCGGTGACCCCAGATATGCTACCCATGTCTCCCAAGCCTTGCCATTTCTTGCCGTTGGCAACAAGTTCACCGCCCCCAGACCAGACGTTGACCACACCGGAATCAAAACCAAGCTCTAATAAAAGAGCCCAGTTTTGTTTTCCGCTTGCAACGGCAATGTCGACAGGTGGATCGAGGTCACGGGCCATTATTTACTATTGTCAAGAAAGGCCTGAATTTCGACAGGTGTCTCTTGATCTTTTGAAATAACAGATGGAACGAAGATTTGAGATTTAACTTCGCCTGTTAAAGTGTCGTAAATTTCATTTGCCATCTGAACTTGGATATGACCCGATGCAAAAATCTCACAACGATTAATTACTGTTCTCTCTTTTAAAGCCATCTAATATTCTCCTATACTGTTGTAAATGAAAAGTCGAACCATAAAAAGCTGTTTGCTTTTATATGGTCTGCTACGTCATTCAGTAGCGTGGTTGTTGTCTGCTCTACTATTATAGCTTTAGCCCCAGAAGTCTCGACCCGCACAATTAAAGACCCCGCTGAGCCTAATGCGTTTAAACCTCCATACCCAACCGAGCCTGCAGAAATCTCCTGACCATCGGTAAGGGAAGGTACTAAAAAAGGCAAGCTTAAAGACAAGGCCCCCACAGGGGCCGCTACACTTAGAACTAAGATTTGACCCTTAACCCAACAAGTGTTGCCTATTTTTTTAATCGCAAGGCTATCCCCGATGGTATTTAAAGTTATTGTTCCGCTTGTTTCGGCTGTAAGGACTGGAAAATATTCGCCGGACTGAAAATCATTAATTAAATTTGATGCAGAAGTGCCACCGAACTTTATACCTTGTTGCGATTGCGCAATGCCGTTGGCTTCATATTTGAATACTTTCGCGCCACCAGCTTCATAATCTGTTGCGCCGAAAATCTCATCATTATTGTCATTGATGATACCGCCACCAACTATAAGGGTGCTGCCCGTATCATCATTGGGGACTGCACCCAATCCGATTGATTTTTTTACATAAGCTACCATTTTCTTCTCCTAAATTGTTGCATTATCAAATGTGATTAAATTACTATCAAAGGTAACATTTGAATTATCAAAAGTAAAAACATCATTTATAGCCTGCCAGCCCCCCTGTAAAGTCATGCTTATATCGGCTGTTACGGCTTCTTCCACTGCCCCAGTTTGCGTAAGGCTGGTCACAAATGCGATTGCCTGCTCTTTATCCGCACCCTTAAATTGCCGTCTTACAAAAATCGGCTGTCGTGTTCTAATCCGATTTTGAATTTCTGCAAAAGCCGCATCCGATGGCACAATAAAATTTGAGAGATTCAAAACAGTCTTTTTCTGACCAGATATTAGCTGGAAATTTCCCGTGTCGCCTTTGCTTGAGGTATCAATTTCGGCACCTGTTTCTTCCCATGAAAAATTTGTCTGACCTCCCAGCACTGTGTAAACATTGGGCTGACCATTTCCGGTCCGAATAGTTACCACAATGGTGGTTCCATTATCGACTGAGGATGTTACCATTATATCACCTCTTCAAATCCTATTGTTATGGGCAAGAATGCCACCTCTTCTGTCTGAAAAGGTATTGCGCTGCTTATTCGCCGTGCGATTATCTGTGCTTTTTTGGTTTTAATCACAGTGTTATCGGCAGGGCTGGTTCTAATCACAGGTTCAAATTGCAATTTAACCTTGCCGGACGCATCTGTCACAGCGTTTTCAGTCAAGATGTGTGATTGAACTTGTTGCTGAAACATGTCACCGATTTTCATTATAGTGGTACTGACCGGCCAATCTTTGGTATTCAGACTATTGCCCATCTGGCCCGCGCCGTCTACCGCGCCATTGCCCGGAAATTCTCCAGAATCAAAGGTTACAACTGTTGAATCAAAAGTGATGGATGTGTTGTCAAAGGTAGGGCCAGAATTCGCAACAAATGTTTGGGCAAATTCCCGGTCTGGATCATTAACCAAAAACGTTCCTTGACGACCCTTCAGGGAATTTATCCATGCGGTCAAGTTCAGCCAATCAGATTTTTTCAAATTGTTTGTTGATAATTCACCGGTGAATCGGTCAGTTGTTCCGGCAGCGTGAGATTGAATATTCACTTTCCGTGAAATGTCGCTTTCAAAAACTGAATCATTCACATCAAGGGTGAAGCTGACTCTGGCAGTTTTCAGACTGGTTGGCAATTCGCGGGGGAAGGTTATTGTCAAGTCCGCCTCCCACTCAATGCGGCAATGGTTGCCTGTTTAGACGCATTAATCAAAAGTGATGCCGCGTTGGCAATTTCTTCACGGACCGTGGCTCTAACGTCTGGTGTGAAATTATTTATCTGGTTGATGACCACATTATCATTACTGACACCCTCCGCGCTGATGCCAAGCTTGCCCCCCGCCACGCGGCTTAAGGGGAATATAGCCTCGTTACCAGCCTCTCCAGCCAGCCCAGTACCACCATTGCCCATAGGGAAGGTTGTTCTGCCGGAAATAATCCCACCATTCGCAAATGGAACGGGTGAGCCACCACTGAAGACATTACCTTTTGCTGACGAAAACAGGTCGCCAAGAAACCCGCCACCGTCTGGTGATCCAATAATGCTGGAAATAATTGACCCGATTATCTGGTTCGCAACATTCCGCAGGGCATCAAGGGCAGACGTTGCTCCGGTAATCACGTTGGTTATGTTGCTGGATATTGAACTACTCACATCCGTGAAAACATCCTTTATGGAACTGGCGGTATCTTTGGTTTTGCTTTCCAGATTGTCGATTCCACCAGTCAATTTTTTCAAAGTCTCATCAAACTTTGAACTGATTGACTCGTTCAATTCGGCTATTGCATCTTTGAGTTTTCCGGCGAGTTCGGGAAATTTATTTGCTAACGCATCAAAGCCGGGGATATCGTCAAGGAGTCCGCTGAATATCTCTTTGATCTTGTCAGAAGCAACTCCGGCTCCGGCTAGAATTGCCTCAAAATCTCTAGAAAATGCTTCTGCGACTTTCTTCGAAGACCCATCCGTGGCGGCGGCAACCTTTTCTTCAAGCTCTTTAATTTGCTTATCCGTGGCAACAGTGGTTACAGCTTCAAACCCCTTAACAATCCCTTCCGCAATGTCAGTGGTTGCCGTATCGAATCCATCGACAACGCTCTCGGCTCCCTTAACAATCCCTTCGGCTACGCCCTCGGCCCCCCCTAAGATTGCTTCCGCAATGTCGGTGGTTAAGGTGTCAAACCCGTCAACAACCTTACCGGGCAACTCAAAAAGTATTAAAGCTACAGCGTCAAGACCTTCGTCTATCTTACCGGGCAGGCCTAAGATTGCTTCGGCAATGTCAGTGGTTAAGGTGTCAAACTTTTTAGCTGCTTCAGTGGTAAAATTATCAATAAATCTTATAGTCTTTGCAAAAGCCAGTTCAAATTCACCACTAATTATTATTCCTATTTCAGAAAAAGAATCCGCGATGGCATCCTTGAAAAGAAAAATGGCAGCAAGGGTGGAGGCAATGGCCGCGCCAATTATTACAGGAAGAGTAATTAAGCCGCCAAGCACAACAACAGCAGTTAATGCCCCCTTGGCAACAGCAAAAAGCCCTCTAGCCAAAAATCCTAAACCAGTTACCAATGAAGCAGCCCCACCAGCCATGAGGCTAATGATGATTAAAGCCGGACCCAAGGCGGCGGCTAAGGCCAGTCCGTTTAAGATTGTTTCTTGCATTTCCGGGGCCAATTCTGCAAAGGCATTACCAGCCGTAACCACAGCCGCCGCGATCTTGGTAATAATAGGGGCCAATATCGGTAAAATAACTTGCCCTAATTGTGTTGATGCGGTTTGAATACTTACCAAAGCTTGAGTAAATTTAAATGCACCCGTATCGGTTATGGCCCGAAAAGCCTTGTCCAAATCATTTTCAGTCGTGTCAGCTAAGGCTTTAAAAATGTCGTCAACTATTTCGGCATTAATATTCAAGATTGCCATAGCACCAGCAGCGGCGGAACTGTCTACAAAAAGCTCGTTTAGACGTGTGCCGGTACGTTCCGCTTCCGTCTGAAGGGTTCGCAAGGTGGCAAGTAACCCCTCTTGCTGAAGTTGCGCTTGAACGCCCTCAAAAGACAACCCGAGTTTTTTTAATGCCTTATCGAATACAGGCGTGGACCGCCCAAGCCCTCTGAAAAGCGCGTCAAGTTGTGTCGAGGCAATGGCGGCATCACTGGCTGTAAGCGTAATCGTTGCCATGGCCGCACCAGTTTCTTGAAGTGATAGACCCAGAGAAGCCGCCGTGGCGGTCACCCTTGAAAAGCTTGAGGCCAAATCACGGCCCTCAACATTTCCTTTTCTCACAATGTTGACAAGTATTGCTATGGTCTGAGCAGCCGTAAGGTTATCTTTGGAAAAGGCTTGCATGGCACTGGCCGTGGTCTTTGCCACATCCTCAGTCAACCCCAGACCAGCCGTTGCGGCTTTAGCGGATGCGGTTAAAAGGTCTAAGGCCTCCTGCCCACGCGCCCCCGCTGATGTGATCGTAAATAAAGCCTCAGAAAGTTCTATCGGCCCTTTGCCTACTTCGGGGGCAAGTTCCAAGACAGACTTTCCCAACCCGTCAACCGCTTCAGCACTCAAGCCAACAAGTCCTACAATCTTAGCCATGTTTGTTTCGAACGTAGCAGCAGTTTTTCCGGCGGCAATTCCGGCGGCAAGTAAAGGGGCGGTCAAGGCAAGTGATAATGCTTTACCCGTCCGGTCGGCGGACCCTTGAATGCTTTTAAGGCTGCGGGTAACTGATTTTTGCGCACGTGACAGTCCACGGGTCAGCGTTCCTGTATCGAGCGTGAGTTCAACAAACCCCTCTGCAACTTTGCTATCAACCATTTTCCGCCATTTTCTCTATTAAAGCCATCTGTTCTCTTGCGTTATCGGATGCGCTTTTTGCCAGTTTTTTCGGTTTCGATATGCCTAAAAGTTCATGTTTTAAATCAGGCATCTTTTTCATTCTCTGATAATAAGCGGCAAGCCATGCAGCAGTTGTCGTCTGCACCCGTTCATTCAGTCGCCGATGATCAGCAGCAAGAAACAACTCACGCGGGGTCATGGCCCAATATATTTCAGGCGTTAGACCAAGTTCGCCAATCGCTATGGCGAAACCTTTTTCGTAGGGGAAGAATCGGCCTGCTTCTTCCTCTACTTCATGGGGTCCGCTTCTGTATCGCCTTCAACTTTGGGGGCAACTGGTGAACTTGCTGCAAATGCTTCACCCACGGCTTCTGCAAATTTTTGCATTCCTGAAAGATCACCCATGACTTCACCGATTTCACTCAATGTTAAGTCTGGTTTTCTCCAAATTAATCCGGCCCACACCATCGCTCGAATAGCCATAATAGAACCAGTCTGAACTGCCACCATAAGCTGGTTTATGTCCTTATAATCTGTGGCTGCTTCAAGTTCGCAAAGGCTGTTAACGGTATATTTAAATTCATAAATCTTGCCGTTAATTTTTACTTTTGTCGGTTTCATTATACAATCGCTCCGGGTTGACCGCATAGGGTGCCGGACAATGAATAAGTTGCTGCCTCTTCATTGCCGCCCGTGCGAGTGAAAGATGTGATGATGTAATTAAATTGATCAACCTCGACACTGTTCTGGAAACGTCTGGCCCGTCCTGTTCCGGCCCCACGAATTGCGGTTTCAATCACAGCAATATTCGTATCTGCATTAATGATCAATCCATCAACTGTGAATGTTGATTTATATTGACCGGGGATGCCCTGAAAATTTCCGCTTGAACTTTTACTCGAAACGTCTATCTCCGAACGGGTTTCTTCAAAGCTGAAATTTGTTTCTTCTGTGAAAAGATTATACACATCAGGGCCGGTCGAGGTGCGGTTCTTGATGGTGAAAAGCGTTCCGTTCAAAACTGTGCTGGTTGACATTTTATTCTCCTATGGACAGACTTGCATTGTTGCCTGAATTGTTAATATTCTGCCGTAAACATCTTCTTCGTCTCTGGCGATTGGTCCTGTGACGCTGGCGATTATAACGCCAAAGCCTGTTATCGTAAATGGTTTCCTATGAAACAGAAATCTCACCCTCTCGGCAATATCCTCAATCACATCACTGGAACCACGGGTATTGTCCGCATAACATCGAACATCGCGCACAAAATCCCGTCCATCTGTAGTCTTGGTATCAAACGCTACATCACTTACTTGTCCAGCCGTTACGATGTAGGGCAAGGCTGCCTTAAGCGGGGCCGGGTCTGTTGTAAAGATTGCAGGCACACTATTGAATGTTGACAAGAGCGCGGTTAAAGTCGCATCCCCATTCAGCACATTAAATATCGCCTTGGTAATTTCCCGACTCATCCTAATAAAATCCTTCGAATGATTGCCTTGCTACGGAAAAATACAGGACGCAAAAAAGGACGGGCCTTCATTCTGCGAGTCCCGAATTCCAACGCAAGGGGATAATCTTTTACATTTGTCCCATAACGACCGATAATTTTCCGACCAACCTTTTCGACTTGAGTTGCTATGGAATTACGCAACCGGCCAGTAACCCGTTTAGGAAATTCCCCCGGCTTCGATGGATCAAGACCTTTGAGTGATTTACCAGACCGCACGGTCTGTTGGGTCCGGCTCAATCCTTTGACCGTCTCATCACGCAGAAAAATGACCGTGCGCCCCATACGGCGTACAAGATCATCGTCAACCTTTTTCTGAAACTCTGGCCCCCGCCATTTCACGCCTCTGGTCATGTGAATTTCCCGACCATCGTCATATTCAACCGCTCAGCCGTGATATTTGCTGTGCCGGTTTCGTTTGATACAAACAATTCAATAAAGTCATTAGGTGATAATGTAAAGTGACCTGTCAGGGTATGGTTGCCAACGTCGATTGCTTTTTCGTGTTTGATTTCTTGAATTGTTGCCACGCTCTCCGCATCTGTGGGATCACCATTTTTAGCAAGAATTAAATGCAGCAGTTGGTTGTCCAGTGCCGTTGTGACAGATACGGACGCGCTGATAACAAAAACCCGATTTGACAAAGCCCCAGTATATTGGAGTCGATTGTCGGTCGGCATAGAAAACTGATTGTTCCCAGAAAAAGCAACAGTTGTTCCAGCAGCCTTTGTAAAAGTATTGGCTGCGGCAATTGTCGTTACCGCCTTTGTACTGATATGCAAGCCACCAGTTGGCGAACCAGCACTTGCAATCAAATCTTTCACCATATTACGAATATCGGCAGGCGATATTGAACCCTGAGTATTATTTACAAGGTCAGTATCCGCTTGAGTGCATAAGGCGGCAGCGGTTTTAATTACACCATTAGCCATTAAAGTATCTCCATCACAATTTTAAGGTGGTCAGGGGAAGACGGCGGCAACAGGGACAGAACTTTATATTTCAACGTACCTTCAGTAACCAAATCATCCCTAATCACATCCAAACCAGCCTCGAAGTAACCGATGTGTGTAACCCGATCAGCGTCACGATCAGCAATGGCCCGATCCCTTGCCCCCGCTGGATCAATCTTGGCCCTAACCGTGGCAATCGTGGCGGGGGTTCGCGTGTGACCGCCTGCACCGTCTGAGGCCACACTATCGCGATCGATGGTTACAGTTTTATTTAAAAGATGGCGGACGCTCATTTAAAATTCTTTCTCCACATTAAATAATAGCTAAGTTTTCGCAACCAAAACACATCCTTCCAGCATATGGTGTCATCCCATAAGAAAGGTTGAACAGCTTTTTTATACATTTCTTCTGTATTCTTATATTTCTTACTCATGTCAAAGCCACAACGGCCAGAAGAACTAAAATCATTATTCCTAAAGCTACCACGAATTCTCTTGCGGACAAACCAACATGGCTTCCTGCATGAAAAGCCAAAAGATATTTTTTGTGGTCATCGTCATTCATGTCATGCTTGCCCATCTGGTCAAAGACCGTTTTATTGCATCAGGAATTATCCCGCCACCATCGCCGTAAGTTGTGGAATGATCACCTAGTTTTTCAGCCTTAATATCCCGTGATCTGGCACGGGCATCGAAAAGACTTGTGACGATTTCAATAGCTGCATGTTGAAGGGATTTAGGCAATGTATCAACAACCATATTAATGGCCGGTGTTGCCGCCTCAGTGACGAGGGTGGCTGATACAACAATCTTGGTCGCTGTCCGGCTGACCACCGTGAATGCACCGTTATTGGCAGGATCAGTGAAGCCTGAAACTTTAATCGCATCACCAGCCACCAGTAACGGAAACACACCACCTTTGTTAAATGAGTTATCAGCCGAACTTGCACTGATTGTCGTGTCTGAAATTATATTATCACCGGGCATCAGGAAACCGCCCGTATAATCAAATGACCAGTCTGGTAAGTCTTCATAATTGACTGGCTGCACGGTGAGGTCCGCACGGTGAGCCTGTGTAGACTCAAACACCTTTGCCCGTGCCACAATCCCCGCATTATTATTAATGATTTTTATGTCTGTTATGTCAACTAGGGCAGTACCTCTGAGCCGGACTGCCTCAATCACCAATATGGGCGGATAAGATAACAACAGCCTCCGCCGCCCCATGCTCACCACATCATCTGTCACAGCGGCGCGGGCAAATTCCCGTCTTGTAAATTGCAGAATCTCATCTGTAGCACGTTCGATCAAGTTGCTGATAAAGGAATCATCCCCCGTGCCGGAAATGTTCAAAGCCTCTTTGACATCTGACAAGGTGGTGAAATCAGTATTGATTGGTCGTGTGCGGAATGTGATCATTTTTTAATAATATTCTTCACTGGTTTGGTTTTGCGCTTATTTACGGATTTGGTTTTTGGGCCGGGCTTAGCCTTCACAAATTCTGCAAAGCCATCTTTAACCAAGCTGTCGGCATATTCATCTTTCCAGCCTGCCGTTTCACCAGCATTATATCCCGCATAGTTTGACGTAAATCTAACAACTTTCATTGTAATCTCCTTATCGATGAATAGGAGGGAGGATTATGCCCCCCCTCCCACGTTTTGTTAAACAGGTTCAACTTCAGAGCCACCAAGAGCCAGTGTTGATGCAACTGGAATCGCTGGCGTTGTACCACCTGTGAATCCAACAGCTACCACCACCCGGATAAACGCTTTAGCACCACTGAGATCAACATCTTTCTCAGCGTCACTATCGTCCGCAGTGATTGTCGCAATCGCACCACCGGTGAAATCAGCAAACGTTCCGCCACTTGTCGCGCTATCTTGTATCTTGGCATCCACAGTCTGAGCAGTAGGGGTTCCTGTGGCCGCACCAGCCGCCGCATGAAGTACGCAAGAATCAAATCCGGTACGATCAATGGCTGCACCTGTAATGGTAGCTGCCGCACTGGTTTCCGGATCAATCGCTTTTTGCAGTTTAACGTAATCACCTGCATTTGTTCTACGAGTTGTCATGGTTTTTCTCCTTATACACCATAGGTTACGGCGGTTAATGTCGCGATTGATTCATTGTGCCGTGGAATCATATCGTGCGCACTGGTCATCTTGATAACCGTCTCATCGTTGGCAAATGCAGAACGATCAGCACCAGACGAATCTTTATAGGTGGCCTCCGTTGACACTTTCAATCGGAATGAATCGATAGCGTCAAAAATGACAACATCGCTCATATTGGCAAGATAAATTTCCGATTCTGTACCGCCACCAAGATTATTCGGAATATTGTTAGTGGAAAATACCGGGATGCCCCGAACTTGATCATTCACGGCAAGTGAGAACTCATTCGTTTCACCACCGGCTGTTTTCAGGTCTTCCAAGAACCCTTTAGAGCGTGTTGTCATCAGGAAGGCCAAATTATCCATAGACACATTGGCGTTACCAAGGAAATCAATTAACCCCCTAATATCCGTGCGGACATCCGCAACGGCTGTTGAGGTCTGTGCGCTGGTATTGGCAGCAAAATTCAACAACCCTTTAGGTTCAAACTGAGTACCCGTGCCACGCAAGAACGCCACATCTTCACGCAACGCCATGACCCGCAGCAAATCTTCCTGAGCGATACGCTGTGACTGTTGATTAGTAAAATCATTCGACAGATCAGAAATAGAGGTCAGAGATTCCAGAATATGAGGCGTTGGAACAATCTGATCTGTGGTTAGCTGGCTTGCATTGGTGGTTGTGCCTTCGCCTTTATATCGGGCAACAGCACCAGCAGTCGCACGGGCTTGACGGAATGCGCCGGTAGGAATTTGACGGCTACGTGCTAGATTCCGCACAACAGCCAGAGGCCGCAACAATTCGATCACATCAGACGCAACTTCTTCAGCAATCAACACGCCACCGCTTACCAAGTCAGTTGAGTTCAAGGCTTTTTCAAAGTAAGGTAGCTCTTTATAAACCTTCTCAGCCAGTTCAAACGCCTTGCTTTCATTGCCTTTGAGCAATCCAGCAAACGCCATCAATTTACCAAGCTTCAGATTGTCTTTTTCGGGATTGCCGATAAAGGTTTTAGCTTGATCTTCATTCACTTTTTTAATGTGATGGGCAAATGTGCCGAAGGTTTTATCTTCCTTCTTTTCATTTGCTTTTTTATCAGCGGCCAGCGCATCGGCAACCGCTTTTGCCGTATTGTCAGAAATCATTTTCTGCAATTCGGTCTGTGTCATTTCGACAACATCATTGTCATCTTTTTTTTTGCCTTCGGGCATAATATTTCTCCAAAATTTGTTTAACATTTAACCTTATGCAAGGTATCGCGGCTATGCAGTCGCCTTATCAGGAATGATCCGGATCAATTTCTCACCATGCGGTAAGCGATTCCGTGTTATATCTGACGTTAATTCTTCTATCTGTGCTGATTGTTCCGTAACGGCTTTCCGTAATTCTGCTGTTTCTTTCAATGAAGATTTCAGTTGACCGGTCAAAAGTTCAAGAACATTCTTGATCTTTCCGTCACCATCCAGCATCAATGCGGAATCTTTCAATGTCTGATCTTCAACAGCCTTGAATTCAGGCGGCTCTTTATCAAACTCACGGTAATGCTTTGCCAAGTGATTATAAACCCCGCGCCTATCACTGTCTGGAATATCTACCCCGCCACTGGACCCAAGCAAAGCCCCCATAGCCGCAACGACACCTCGGAATACGACCGCGTGGCTACCTTTTTCACGGTGGTGAGGCAGCTTGAAGTCGCCTTTTTTTAATTCTTCATCAGTTTGTTCAACGAAGGTTGCCATGATCTTCAAATCATCCACATCAGCCGCCGCCACTTGTGCCGGTCCGTCCCATGCCTCACCCTCTGGGGCAATCGGCGTTCCGTCTGGGTGCGCCTCATCGAACGTGATAGTGTCTTTTTTCTCAGTATTAATTGCTTTTCGGATAATATCACACGCATTATTCATTTGGCTTTTTGAGACAATTGCACAATCTTTTGTTTTCTCCCAATCGTCCAGATAGCCCTTGAACCAGTCTTTAACCGGCGATAGATCAAGCCCTTTGGCAGTTACCAAAGCTTCTGGATTGGATGGAATAGGCACAATAGAGAACTCCAGCAACTCCTGCTTGATGAATTTAATGCCTCCGTCATTTCGTTCGAATTCAACAGGGGAGAAGCCCACGCTTGTTGCATTAAGGAAACCACCCTTCACCATCTGGAAGACGGATTCAGCCAATGGATTCATCTCAGCATCGGCGAATTTAACAGACGCTTTTAATGCACCACCCTCCAACCGAATATTTTCAGCCTTGCCCACGGGTAAAGATCGGTTGTCATGACCAAAGAGAACCACAGGATTCTTAAGAAAGTTCGTGAGTATCCAGCCTTTGGGATCGATGGTGTCACCGTCCCTGTCTTTTGCCGCTGTTGAAATGATGAAATCAATTGTCCGATCGTCTTCATGGGACAGTTTAATTTCAGTTTTGGTTCTGAGTCTGATAATTTTTGGCATGAGAAATATTACCCGTTATTATTTGAATTTTCAAGAGATTCGATGACAGCCCGTTCTTGATCACGGAAAGCCCGTTTAAATATCCGGCGCAATATCCGTTCATGAGGCAACCGGCGATTATCAAATGTTTTAGCAACCTTCAATCTGAAATCCACCGAATTTGCGGCGGCTCGTGCCTCTGGTGTGACTGCCAGAACAGCACAACGGCAATTAATGGAGTTTGAGGCTCTTGTGAATAGACCCGGCCCTGCGCCTGTATCACCGTCTGGTGTCCTGAAATCCTGCCCCACCTTCACAACGTCACCATCAAGGGCAACGTGACTATCCCGCACACGGCTATCAAAGGAGGCAAGCCACATCTTTTCATCCACACCAGCCTGTTTCATGGCTAGTTCAGCGGAAAAAGTTGACCCACGCACCGTTTCCGTTCGGGCTATGGTTTCCGCACTGGCGATCCTAACGTCAAATACTTTGCCTACCCGCTCAGTCAATTTAACAAACGAATCTCCCGCAGCCACACCTTCAGCAAGGGTGGTCTTTACGGCTTGCCGCGTGGTTTCATTAATCCCCCGTATCCGATCCGCACCAAATTCTGAAAGAAATACTTGCGAACGGGTATCTGCCAGATTGAAATCGAAAGCCACATCAAGCTGATCAAACTGATCTTCCCCAAAATCTCGAACAACGTCCTGCATAGCCACAGTCGCTTCTCTGACCGGACTATTCGCACTTATAGCATTTTCAAGGTTACGATCACTTAGCACATCTTCTTTAGTCATGAAAGCTTGCGGCCCCGTCAAACCAGTTTTACGGTTAATCACAGTCAATGAACGTTCGGCTGGTTCAACAGAGCCATCAATGTCGCCTATAACCAAGTTGAATGGTACGGCAAAGAGATCATCGCCACCGTCTATTGCTGGTTCATCCGCAGACCTTCGTATCTCATTTAGGCTAAAGGCGTGTGGATGTTTAGCCATGATCTCGATCTTATCCGCTTTATCCTCTTGGATCGGATTAACGAAATCAAGAAACACGTTATCGCCGAATAGTGGGGCCAGTGTTTTATTAAGGCTGGACTTGATCAGCGCAAGCTTAGGGACAATGACAAACCGTAACGCAATCTTCATGGCCTCTTTCGAGGTGGCTTGATTGCTGCTGTCCACGATGCCGAATATCTCCGGCGGGAACCCGAAGAACTGCATGACAGCATCCCTGTCAGAATCATTCACATCCTTCATGGCTAAGTCTTTGAATGACTGTTGCAATTCCTTGACCCATACCTTGGCGGGCAAGAAGAACGGTTTATGTCGATTAAGCGCACCGGAGAATTTCTGAACCCAAGATTCCTCAAGGACTTCTTTTGCAGCGGGGCCGATTGGATTGGCAGGATCGTCACTGGCAATCAATAAATCTGGGCGGGCATTGTTCAGGAAAAATGTTTTGGTAAATTTACGGGCATTTACATCAGTCTCAAGAATATCCCCCAAGCTTTCCGCAATGCCAATGGGGGCAAGATAAGGATCAGCCGGGTCTGGAATTTTAATGTGACAAATGTCTTCAGGTTTAAAAGATAGGCTCTTTCCTTGGTTGGCATCGATTTTCCATTGACCCGTCCCCAGTGCCGGACGCTCAGTGATCCAGTTGGGCGGAATCGGCCACAGATCAGTGACAGGCTGTCCCGGCGTTATCGACCGTTTTAAAAGAATTGCCTCGTTAGCCAGACACAAGTGCTTGATTATCAGTTGCCGGTTAACTAATCCGGGAAATTCAGCGTTGCCATCGTCCATCAACTTCTCAAGCGGGTGATCAAGAATCTGTTCGCCATCCTTGTCAACCACGATCCAATCGATGGCCGCGCCTATCTCAGCTATCTTATCGACAACTTGACGCAATAACCGCCATTTGCCGTAATCGTTAAGGATTCTGTTGTTTGTGAGACTGCCCCCAGCCGCCATGCGAGGCATGAAGATAGAAAAAGCATTCCCTTTAGTGGCCTTACTGAAAAACTTCATACTAAATCATCCCACTTGAAATGGTTGCCGCCGCTTAATTCGGTCATGGCCCATACGCAAGCGTCCATGCGGTCTGGGCTACCATCGCGGCTACGGTTATAATCTAGCGTGAATTCTGCCATTTGATCCTCAAGCGTTGAAAATGAACCGACATGATGAACTTGTCCTTTTTCATAGAGCATTGCGACTGGCTCTGCACGAATTGTTTTCCCGCGTGTTGCTATTACTTTTTTATAACTAACATTTTTATTAATGTTACGCAAGACCGCCTCTATCATGTCACCGCCGTTGTTAGCCTCACCTATCACAAGGTCAGCCTGCCACTTCTCATACGCTGCGACCGCCACCCTTGCCCATTCAGTAGGCGAATAACGTCCCGATATGTCCTCTAAAAGAAAGTATTCCTCATCCTTACGAGCCATCACCATGATTCCGGTTTCGTCTGATTCTTCACCAGATGTAACAGCCGGATCAATGGCAACAACAATCCGGTCAAGCGTGGTTTTATCAATCGATTTAATTCTATCCCGGTCAAACCATGCGCGGTTCCATAGCGCACCGGCAATATCCTCAAGTATTTCAGCATTCAATTCCTGCCTTCCAAGGCGGGTGCCTTCATAGCGCTTAACGATCTTATCAAAGAATGCCTGGGGGAGATTGGCACGGTTATCATACGTGGTCCCCCGGGTTACTACAGTCGTGTCGTCTCTCAGCAATTCTTTGAAGAACTTCAGGGGGCGCGGTGTTGTCGTCACGCATACTTGAGGGTTGGCACCTAATCGCAAGCCAAATAAAAGATTGGACCACGTGTCATTCAGATATTTAAATTTAGCGGGTTCATCTACCCACGCATAATGAGACTGAGGGCCACGCAGTTGATCCGGTTCTTCCGCCGAGTATGTTTTTGCAATGGACCCGTTGGGCCATGTGAGTTGACGTTTTGACGGTTCGTATTTGGGTTGGTTCCAAGGTGGGGAGATTGCCATGATGCCGCTTTCCCCTTCGATCATCACGTCCCGTACATCGGCTGCGGTTTCTGCCACCAATGACAATCGTAGTTTTGTGTCAGGGTTACTTTCAACAAGACCGCGAATATATTCAGCACCCATGCGAGTCTTACCATATCCCCGGCCAGCCAATACGAGCCAGCAAAACCATAAACCGGCAGGGGCCATCTGCTGATCCCTAGCCCATATATCCCATTTATAATTTAAGGCGGCTCGCTCGGCATCAGTGAGGCTTGCTGCTAACTTCTGGAGTTTCTGAGGCGAAAGCCGCATTGATTTTATCCTCTAACGTCTCATGGGCCAGATTCATTTTAGCGGCAAATTCATGCTCATGCTTCACGTTGGTTTGGTCACGCCACTGATCAGGACGGCGGTTTTTAAGCCAGAAGATACATGCCGTCACATCACCGGAACATGCCTTGCTGAACAGGCTTTTAGCCACTGCTGTATCCGCATACTCTCTGCCGTTTTTTACGGCACCCAAAAATTCAGGGTACTTTATCATCCATAAATCGACAGTTGATGTGACAACATCGAGGAATTTAGCCAGTTCTTCGTTGGTTGCTCCCATCATGCAGAGATTGGTTACATGGTTTAGTTCGTCTGGATTATACTTGCTTGGTCGTCCGGCGGTCATCCTGTCATCACCCCAATATCAGCGGTGCCTTTTGAAACTTTTGTATATAGCTTTTCAGTTGCAGAAAGAGTCATTTTAAAACCATCGGTTTCAGTGGAAATATTAAAATCACCACGTTGCTGAGTGGGTAAAACGTCAGATATTTTGCAAGCAATTTTTTCAGCCTCCTGATTGAGAATGGTAAAAATTCCATCTGTTATATCACTTCCGTTTGCCTTTACTGCTGCCCATGATTCAGTTACTTGGTGTGTATCAGAATTTGCCATGATTATTATCCATTTTTAAAAGTAAACTTAGATGCGGTGCGCCATGAGGTAACTGCGACCGTTCCCGTCATTCAGGCTCGCCCCCGTTCCCAGATCAGAACTGCCCTGAACCGTGATCGTGGTCGGTTCTGTGACGGTGATAAAATCACCCAAGCCCGTGGTTGTTTGTAGCGCGGTAAATGTCAAGCCAATATCAAATCGAGACAAGACCTCTGTGTCTGGTAGCACGAGACCAGTTGTGGCGTTAAATAATTGTAAAACCACGACCTGTTGGGTGACGACTGAGTCGGTGCGCACGTTGGCCTCAATTTTGTACGTCACCGGCTTGGCCACCGAGCCTGTCAGCGTCACGGAAAGGCCCGGAATATTTATTTTTGCGGTGTTCAAAATAAAGGTGGCTTGACTCTGAACAACTCTGACATTCCCCGGTCCCTGAGACGTGATATTGCCTGAAGCATCAGATTCCAGCCGCCCCAATCCGAGCGTGCCACTGGCCATGAGAATTTCGGCCCATGTCGTCCAATCTGCCCCGTCAAGAGATCGGGCATAAGCTTTGTTCGTGCGCCAGTCGTATGCCACCTGATATTTCCAGTGCGCACCAAACGACAGGGTCATCAGTCCGTGATCAGTCCCCGGCGGTTTGTTGACCGCAGCCGCTGTGATGTAATTGAATGAAACTCCCCTTATATCACCCACGGCATCAGGGGTTGATGTAGGGCGATCTTCGAGCAGTACATTTTCGGCCAGTTCCGCATCATGAGAACCAAGGCCATCGGTAAAATCAATTATCATTACTGACACCTTTTGTCATATCATTGGTAATTAACCTACAATAGCCGATAACCATTAACCGGTCAAACGGGTCACTACCGCCAAGCTTTATCATGACACCCTCACTGCAAAATTTTTCAGGGCAGCAAAATTCTCCAGAATCCTTTTCCCTACAATAAATCTGCCCGTGCTTTGAACTTTTTCATGTTTCCCCGTGACGGTTTCGGCGTACACCGGAATATATCCGGCCCTTTTAATGGTATCGCATAATCGCTCGATTTCCCAAAACCCGGCCTGTGGAATTTTCCGCGCTGATTTGTTTTTCGTCTTAGGCTTTTTTGCAGTTTTGTGTGGGGGAGGTTTGCTTGGCTCTAAGCCAGCGCGTCTGCAATAAACACCGACTGTGGAAATTGAGACCCCCACCGCTTCAGCAATCTCTCGGGTGGTGCGTCCTTTTTTGGCAAGAGAAACTATTTCTTGAGTTTTTTCTTCCGAGGTGACTATTGGGCCGTATTTGCTTCTTTTTGCCGTTACCTCAAGTCTGCGCAGATCACCTTTTATGCTTTCGGGCGACCGTCCGGTTATATCGGCTATCTGATTTAAGGTATGATCCCCGGCAAGGTCAACAACCTCTTTTTCGATCACGGTTAATGCGGTATATTTTTTTCTCATGATACTTTTCTCTTCTGTTAATTCGTCACCGATGTTCAAGATTGTTTTTGTGAACTGATAGTGAGATCGGTTTAACCATATCATTTTCCTCTTATTGAGCCGGACGCATTTTAAAAACCTCAAAACCGTGGGCTGTCAAAATTTCAGGATGGACCACGCACCCTTTCTGGCCCGGCTCACCCTGCCAGTGGTTGTGATCCCATTTACCCGTGGCCTTAAATCCGGCAATTCTTCCTTCCCATTCCCGGGCATCGCGCTGACGCTGTGTAAGCTGGATGGTCGCTTCATCTGCCCAGCGTTCCCCGTTAAGCCATGTTGCTGGATGGGCTGTGAATGTTGGGTCTTCTCCTTTTCGTGACACGGCGTAAAGTTTGACTTTTTTAAGAAGCTCGGCAGGGGAAGTTTTCATCAAGGCTGCTTGGTAAGCTTTTCTTGCACTGCCCTTGCTAATTTTTCTGGGATATTCTTTCCACCATGTTTCAAAGTCTTCATCATTTTTCTTTTTTGATGTATTTTTATCTGTCTCTGTCTCTGTCTCTGTCTCTGTCTCTGTAGGGATAGCCCTATCTATAGCCCTATCCATAGCCCTATCTGGTAGTTTTAATTCAGGAAAACCTACACAATGAGGGGATTTTATTAACTCACTGATTATATTAAGCTTTTCATTACAATCTGGTAAACTAGAGACTAATTTAACAGCACCAGCGGCATGCTTTTTATTTGTAATTGGTGAGTGTTTTAAAAATCTATTAATCTTTACAATATTTTCAGTTTTATTCCACTGAATTAAGTCTACGGATAGCCCTTTGATAGCCCTATCTATAGCCCTATTGTCCCATCCCAAATCAGCAGAAATATACCCTACAGGGATATAGTAACAGCCAATAGAATTGGCGTGTGTCGATGTGTGAAAATATAAATACAGGAGTTTAGATTTATCATCAAGTTTTCGGAACTTTGACGACTGCCAGACGGCACATGTTATTTTACTAAATTCTCTCATTTTCCGCCTCCGCAAGAGACGTTCTAATTGCTTCAAGCGCGAACTTAATTTCTTCTAAAAATCTATCATCATCGCCAACATCAATAAATGGTGGAATTTCGATAAGTTTCTCTAAACTTAAATATGCCTCTATCAATTCGGTAACGGCTTTATCACACCGTTTGGCGAGTTTATTGAATTCGGTATAATCGATCATTGAATGCCTCTTTTAATTAAACCACCCTCTTTATCAAACCACTAAAAAAAAGTGGTTGGTGATCTGGTAGAGGTAAACCAGCGAGGCATCAGTTTTCGAACACTGTGATAGCATCACCAAGACGAACTATAGCAAAGTTTCATGAACGGTTCAAGGCCATTCACTCAAAAAAAAGGGATAGGGGCGGGCCGTGAGGCTTGCGGCTTTTCGGTCGGCCTGACCTAGCCCCCAATAAAATATAACAAATTTTCATGGACTATCTCCTTTTTGATCTTGCCAATTCAGAAAAAGAAGAATATATATTCTACGAGTTCACTGCCTATGGTTTTGAACCTATCGAGGCTTCGGTCTGCTGAGCCAGCGTAGCAAATCAGCGACCCTTTCCGTTGAAAAACCAACTGTTGCAGTTTTTGCAACAGTTCAGCCGGTCACAGATTATCACCATTCAATCAACAGCCGAGAAATCCTCGGTAGTTCAATCCTTACAAGTTTTGTGGAGTGTATTTTCGATTTCACACTCCACAAAAGACCTAGTGGAGTCTGAACGCTCCTATTAGTCATCAACAAACGCATCTTTAAATTCGTCTAAAGCATCCCGCGCCTTTTCAACATCAGATACCGATCTAGTGTAGTGTGCAAGATTGGTCCGCTTAACAAATTGCTCAAATAGATATTCAGCATTCAAGGCCGTTGGTATCTGTCTAATCATGTGTCATATCCTTTATTACGTTGCTGGAAATATCACAGTAAAAATCCCGCCGTCCGGTTGCCCCGTTGCGCTGCTTCTTGACAAGCACCTCCAACGTATTGGGGCAATCACCTTCATTGTAATATTCTGGCCGGTAAACAAACATGATCTTGTCCGCATCCTGTTCAATTTCCCCGGTATCTCTAAGGTCTGACATCAAAGGCCGTTTATCTCCCCGGTTCTCAACACCCCGGTTAAGCTGTGACAGGATCACAATCGGCACATTAAGTCGCTTGGCAAGCTCTTTGATACCCCGCGATAATTCCCCTACCTCTTGGACCCTGTTGCCCCTATAGCTTCCAGATGATTTCATCAAGCCCAAGTAATCTATAAAAACAATATCCAGACTGGTCGGCGATCCTTTAAGTCGGTGTATTAATTCCTGACACCGGGCATATATTCCGGCAACGGTCATGCTGGATTGATCCTCAATAAAAAGAGGCCATTCTTTTATTTCCTGCCAAGCTATATTTAATTGCGTTTTTTGATATGCCCCAAGGGTAAAATCACCGGCACCATGCCTCATAATATCCCGGTACGTAATTCTGAAATTAGATTTCCATACCGTTTCTGACAGCAGTCTATGAACCAAATCCTTATGCGCCATTTCCTGACTAAAGAAAGCCACGCCATGCCCCGCTTGCGCCGCACCTTTAGCCATACTTAGAGCCAACGCCGTTTTTCCCATGCCCGGCCTTCCAGCCAATACAATAGATTGACCGGGCTGAAAAGAACCGGTTAAATCGTCAAGAACCCTAAGGCCGGTTGTCACCCCACCACATTCGGGTTCATCATTCTCTATCCTCTCCATTATACTACTTTCAGAAACATGAATAAGCCCGTTGCCCTGTTCCACGCTTTCTGAAACTGCATGAATGGACGCGGCCACATTTCCCAGAATGTCATCAAGAT